ATCCATCGTATACCCAATGATAAAAGAAACCATTCCATTTATCACCAATACTTGTTTTTGATATAGGAGCAATAGTATATGTTTGGTCTATGTTAGCAACTGATTCCTTTACACGAACTATAGTATCACCGTTGGCGCTATCGACACCATTTAATGTTACGGTGAGTAAAGTATTAGCATATGTAATAGGGTTTTCTACAGCAAACACTAATCCAACGGGAAATATAGATAATAAATCTTCTCCATTGGAGTCTTGGATGTGAATTTCATTATTAATAACATCAATACTATCGATTTTATACCGAATTATTGATTCTGCATCTGTTGGACCAGTAGATGAATTCACCCAGCCAGATACGTCATTTGCTCGATATTTCCAATTGTAAGAAACTTGAATCCACTCATTTAATTCAATTGATGCATTATATTCCATAATTGGCATTGTGGCGCGACGTGCCAATCCACCCAAACTGTCATTTATGGCACTTTTGTGGATCCATTTATTTTGTTTAGACCAAGGATCTGTCTGAGGATTGCAATTGTCGGCCGAATCCCACGGAAATGTACCTACTGGTTGTGCTGCAGGCACCCAAGAGTTCGTATCTACAGACCAAACCATGACTAATTGGGTAATAGTATCGTAATAGACGAAGGTGTTGTCGGATTTTGTTACATCAGGGGGTGTATAAGTTGGAGCTGGTGGTAAATCTAACCACCAATCTCCATTATCGTCGTCCCAAGCTGAATTATCCCAACCCACACTACCGGTAGACGAACTTGAACACGCACAACTCTTTTGTGCGTATGTTGCATTGTATTTTTGTTGTATGTCATCAATTTCAGCAGGCGTAGATGTGGGATCGGCTAATACAGCTGCTAGTTGTATAGATATTTGATATAAGCGATTTTCTGCAACAACACACTTGTTTTGTATGGTTATATATTGTGGCGGCGAATTCGGATCAACTGCATCATACCAGTAATAATCTTGGTAATTGATCAATTTATCGATATTTATCGGTGGTATAAAGTTGAATTTAAGTGCATTACCCCATTTCGGTAATCTCGAAATGTCTATACCTAACCGATCCGCTCTACTGAGTATGTCATGATACCCAGTAATATGTTCAGCTGTAGCAATCTTTGTGTATAATAGAGGCTGTAGCTGCCATGCCTGGCGACCAACTGTAGGTTCATGTAACCGATTGTCAGATACAACTGAAGGACTTCTCTTTCCAGCGGATCCCACCGCTGGCACCAACTCAGTTTTTGTCAAAAATCTATTATGGACATTACCCATAATAGATTGGTTAACTTTTGTTTGTAATACAGCTGGTAGTAGTTTAAACAGATCCGTTCTTGGTTTAATATAATCCGAATTTGACATATGTATTATGTTCCCCACAAATAACAACATTTCATATTATTTATGTGGCACACCTATTTGTTAAATTCCCCTTATATGGTATAACCGTCAGATTGATTATACGGTATACGATCCTTGTTTGATGTTTAATTTATTCAATGAAGTCACTATTTCTATATCATTTACTGTTATGCTTGGTAAAAACAATTCATCTTCTCTTGAATTAACTTGAAACATATCCCCAAAAAAGTTTTGTGCATTGATTGGAACCAATACTACAGTATCAATCTCAGTAGGCAATGTTGCATGTATAGCAGCAGCTAATTCGGTGAAGTAGAATGTTTCTCCAAATTCCCATAAACTAATATCGAAGTATGAGTTTATAACCTCAATGATTTTTAGTTTAATCTGATTATCCGTTGAAGTTGTATTGGCAGACCTAATTACTTTGATCGTCCCCCTTAATTCAGGAATAGCATGAGATCCAAACATATATTTGAATGTACCAGAGTGCAATATCACAGTATCTGATATCATCTTATTATCTAATAAAGATGCATAGCTAGTACGCAGATCTAGTGGTGACGGGGCAGCAGGCTCCGATGGAAGTAATCCAGCTAACCACTGACGGATTGTGATATAATAACCCCGTGTTATTATAAACATGTCATTAATGTTGCTGGCAGCTGGATCGATTAAATTCATGTTTGTTGATTTATGTAACCACATAAAATTGAGACCATTTCTACCATTTTCTCGTTTGAAATTCGAATTATTAGTATCAGCAGCAAATGATAACATAGTATTATCTGAGTTATCTGTTATTGACCATGCATCATTTGCTGTCAGCCTGGTAAAATATACATATTCTTTAACACTAATAGATACAGATGCAGCGTCTGTGGAGTTGGTTAATATGGTAATTTTATTTGTAACTTCTCCGATTGATGTGGTCGTATCTCCTTCTATCCAATCTGCTACATCGATACCCACAACCGCAACATCCCCCCGACCTTTAATGAATGATATTGGTACAACAATAGTCGATATCGGAACCGGGGATACGTCTATTGTTGGATTACTGATATCATACAACGGAATGTTATCAGTACCAAAATCTGGTGATCCATCTCCATTCAAATCATCATTTATTATACTTAATTGATGTATATTAGGCAAACCTTGATCCGGCAAACCAGCATCATATGATTCTTGGTTGAGAATTATGAAATTTGTATTGGTTGATTGTAAACCACTGTAATTTTTGTTTGGATTTGCTTTTAATAATACTATTAAATCATTTCCGGGGTTCTTGGAATCATAATTTACAACTCTACCTTTGGTAGTAAACCAAAACCTAGTCGTAGGACTTTCTGCGATGATTCTTGTTCCCTTGTATGTTATATTCCACACTCCGCCACTCGTCTGATTAATCAATATCAACCAATTATCAGCATCTGCAGCGGCCTGAGACGTAAATACTACAGGAACCCATGCGGCTGGAGTTGTAGTAACGTCATATTTCAGATATACTGGCCATTGTATTGTCTGATCCAACATATTAACTATTGCTGTTCTTTCATTATACGTAAATCTCGTTCTGGCAGCATCCGTATTGCCAGTTAGTGATCGGTTGATGAACAAATCGGTGTTAGATAATAAAGGTTCTATATAATTATTAACCAATGTTAATGAAGTGACGTCTGCTGATATCGCTGGTAACGTATTGTTTAACTGTTTAAAATATATGGCCATATCATCACCAAAAATTCTGACATTATCATATGTCTCACTCGGATCATTCCAAGCCGTGTATTTCGAATCACCTGCAAATGTGCGATTGACCGACAACATCTTCAATATAGATGAATCTTGTAACATATACGTATTATAATCTCTACCATTTACCATACGATCCTGTGTATAATAAACCGATGGTGCCATGCGACGAATATGTTCAATATCCTCCGTCGGTGCAGCATTTTGTATAGTGGTAGTTGCAGAGAATGTAAAAGCAAATGATTGGTTGTTACCACTAATATCTTGGTAATCTAAACTGGATGATATATTAGTTATAGCACTTTGTGGTATAACCAAATCGGTATTAGTTGATGTTCTATACCATACATGAAACAATCCTTTGGGTACATTGGCAAATTCCCCATCCCCAAATATAATACGAACATTATCACCAGTTAAAGTTTCCACTTCATACTTGTTGCGTATCGTGTTTGTATTAAATATGATATTCTGGGAATGAGACACATCAACTGGTACCCATTCTCCGTCGCGCATAGTTGATTTAACTGATGGAATTGTGACAATTTGGTACCCATTATTTGGGTCTACGTTATTAACCCACAAATCGGTATCGTTGATATCAGTATCACCGATCTCTATCATTTGATTAGGTGTGATACCATCAAATGTGTAGTCTTTGTATTTTAGAGTACCTTGCTTTGTAAATATGAAGAAACCAGTAGTATTGGAACTATCCCCCAATCCATCTGATCCGTATAATATAGTAAAGGATGAATTTATTTCTGGACGTTTCTCAAATGGACTATCCACATTCAGTGAGGACGGTACTAATTCCATAGGAATACCTTGTCCGGATACAGATACCGAATATGGTAACACCCCATTCGTCACAGGTATATTATTCAGTGAATATAGTTCAAACAACACATCCTGTACTTGAACGCGGTCATTAGGTGCTACGGTACCGAAGTTTTGTTTTAATATCCTATTAAGAACTAATAAAAACTGTTCTTTCCAATCAGAATTTGTGTTATCGTTCCAAACAATCTTTTTATTTGCTAAATTTCTACCCTGTGAATCGTACACGACCTCAGTTGTCCGCACCGAGGTTAGTTTAACCATTGATCTTGCAGGTATACTGCGAGATGCAGTATATGATATTAATTTTGCTAGTCTCAGTACAGAATCTTTGCGTTGAGCTGTCGGTAAGAAGTTCTCATGTGAAGTTAAATCTATTCTATATGCTAATAACTCGCCCAAATATGCAAACAATTCTAAAATTGCAATGAACTCAGATGACTCTATATAGTCATTAAAAGTTTCTGGAAAATATAGTTTGATATAATCTATCATACTAGATTTTATAGTATCATAATCGAATGCTGCGAAGTTTATATTTTTAAAGGCTTCGTAAACCCGCTCCCAACTTTCTGCTTTCGAAATTAGTCTTCCGCTCATGTATAATAACCTCTGTATGAATAGATATGAATTCTTACGACTAAATACAGTCGTATAAAAATGGATCAATATGCAACTTATTTATGACTGGGCAATAATATGAGTACTAAACAATATTCTGACCTTAACTGGGTAAAAATCAAATATTATCAGGAAATAATATACGTGGCAGAAATGATACTTACTGGAACTCTATATGTATATTGAGATTTTGTGTGATATTCAATTCAATGTATAATAACGTAACTACAACAGAAATACTTTGGGTATCATAATCTGGTACAGTTGTCATATTAATCAAATTAACCCGTGGATCGTAGGTCACTACTTTAAGCACTTCTTCTTCAACTAGAGATATTGTGTTATCATCCAACGGCTCAAATACCAAATCTGGTATAATAGTACCAAATGTTGGCATCATAACACGTTCACCTGGACGAGTATATATGTGATTTAATAAATCTCGGTTGACTAAATCGACATCAATAATACTGAAATTTGTAACAGTAGCAGCCAATGCACTCGTAGGTGTTGACGTATGTGTGTATACATTCTTTCCGTAATTGTGTGTAGTAAATCCTTTATATCTTGTCATCGTTACACCCTCACTCCTTTGGGTATTTATTATAACACACGAATATTATTATCTGCGCCAAAATTCGTTACGTATTTTATCATCTCGTCCCATCTGTGGATCATCATATGCATATTTAGGAGCATGTACGAAATCGCTTGCTGTAATACACCTACCATATGGTTCGTGTGATGGTAATTTATTAGTCCAGAATGATTCCAACTCTCCAGCAGCACTAGCGGCTGCTGCAGCACTTGCTGCTGGGCCGTTGAGGTGTATTTGGCTACCTGTTTCGAGTATTTCTGAACCTATTAGATTTAATGTACCACCTGATGTAATTTTACCTGCTGCCCCAGACATAATATTAAACTCCGATCCAGCATCTACAAAGATGTTGCTAGCTGCTTTTAGATTAACATCAGCATCGGATTGTATATTTGTGTTTCCGCTAGAATGAGCATGTAGTATTCCACCTACTTTCATATGAGTATCACCAACTGATTGTAGTCGTACTTCACCGCCGGAATACATATGAATTCCTTCTCCGCCATATAACCTAACAGTTTTATCAGCTGATATGTTGATATCGGATTCGGACCGTATAGACACCCGCTTTGTTGCGTATATATCTATATTACCATCCTGGTCTAACTCTATCCAATTTCGACCTTCTGCGGTATTAATATATATCCGCTCATTTGTATCATCGAGTAAGATCTGATGGCCAGCCGATGTACGGAGTTTAACACGACAATTTTCTTTCCTATCATCCATTGAGATGGAGTGAAACCCTGGTGAAGTCCACGAATAAACCTGAGGATCGTATCCAACGTTGCTGTCCCCAGCTGTTTGATTTTTTGCATAACCTTGTCGGAAAGTTGTAGTATTACCATCTTGTGCCGTGAATGATATATCAACATCATCCGCTTTGCCGCTAATAATATCATGCTGGTGTGGATTTACGGCACATGCACTATAGTCTGCTCCACGCGTTCTCCATTCATAATTGTGGGCACGGGTAGAGAATGCATTAGTTAAGTTGTCGTATAACGGTTGTATTGGGTGTTCTTGTGAAGATAGTGGGCCATCCGGTTCGTTACCATCAGCGAGCATGTATCTGCCGTGTGGCAATGTATGACC